GCTAAAATGTACAGGCGAGACGTCTGACTCTTAAATTTATGACCCGGTCGAAAACCCTGGAGACTAATCTCCAGGTAAAATACCAGATCACTCATAAAAGAGCGAGATCAGTCTCAAGACACGCTAGTGCCTCACATGAGGGCCATCCTCATGATTCCCACAATGTCCGTCTTGGACTTAGGGTGAGTGTCGATTCTAAAAACAAAAATTAGATCTCAGAACTAGAATCTTACGTTTGATTCTGAGAAATACAAATAAACTATACAATAATATACAAAAGATACTTATGAAGCTTCAGTAACTACATATTGGTAATAAATAGGTACTCCAGTAAAGAAGAACAATGAAAAATCTTCTCCAACTGCATCATGTTGCTGATATACAGTTGCTGGAACTGGAGTGGCACCTGTTATATTAGTATCTACGGTTCGAACTAAATGGGAGTTGCTAGGCAAAACCTGAGCTTCAATAGTTCGTGCTGGAGCAAACCTAGTTGGTCTATAAAAAGGCAATTCTACCTCAATAGAATTATTAATAGATAAATTTGTCGCAGCAGCTCCATTGCCAGAGCTCAATGCCCATTTAGCCGAAAGGAACTTCTGGATAACCGCTCTACCTGCCGCTAATAACGATTCGGAATTGAAAAATGTACCATTTCCAGTGTTATAAAATATATCACGAGTTACTAGTGGTGTTTGAGTGGTACTATCTGCGGTAAAGAAATATTTCTTACGCATAGCTCCGCGATAACCAGCATACGCTGGCGTAAACCAAGAAGTAAATGTGGTGGGTCCCACTGTAAGGGGTGTTACACCATCAACTGCTAGATCAATACCTTGCGGATCATATCCTGTATAATAAGGCATGTCTTTATTCCTCAACTCGTTAACACGAATTGCATCAGAACTAGCCTCTGTAGGATACCAAAATCTAGTAAAAGTGTAACGCTTGCACAATTCGCGAATTGAGCAAGGTGGGTCACCATAAAATACCAAATAAGTTGCATCTTCCTCTTGTGACTTTTTGGCAATAGTCATAATCTCTCCAGAAGAAGTTGGCTTATCTGAAGCAGTAATATCGCCAGTCTCCACATTGGGAGAACTACTTTGTGATTCCAAAATTTCATCGACCTCTGCTAATTC